AGCTGCCGGTGTTGCACCTGACTGAGTTGTTGCACCTGGAACTTCGCCAGTATCGCCTCCGCCTGGCGCCGTTTGTGTTCCGGCAGCTAATCGAGCATCTGTTGGATTGGCTGCTGCAGGTGTTGCTGTTTGTGATTGTGCTAACTTATCAAGAGCTGCTTGTGCATTTTGTAGTGCTTTTGCTATTTCTGGATCGTCTTGCATATCATTAAGCTCTGCCATAATTTTTTTAATTTCAGCAACTTCGTTTTGAAATTTTCCTTGTTGTACACCCATTGGTCCAGTAACTGTTGGTCCAGTACCTAATGTTACTTTTTCTGCAATTCCGTTTTCTTTAAGATTATAACTAAAACTTTCAACAATGTTACGTGCAATGTTTGATTTAAATACAAATGATTCAGCTGTTGGTGCTGCTGAAATTTTAGCTACTAGAGCATTGAGTTGTTTTAACTTTTCTTGTTTAAATTTAAAACTACCTGCATCGCCTTGATTAACTGCTGCCGCTGCCGCTTGATCTGTTGTTGCCTGGCCGCCTGTAGTTAATCTTGATACCCAATCAGGCTTACCTGTTGGCTTAGGCATAGTGCCGTCCCACTGTTCAATTGGGGGTAGTGGTGGAGGTAAACCCATTCTACCGCGTACAATCTCATCAGTACCGGTATACTTAGCTGCTTTTTCTAGTCGAGCCATTAGTTCTTGTGCCTTAGCATAGGCAGCAGGATCACCAGCTTCCATCAAATTTTGTTTGGATTCTATGCGATCCATCTTAGCTATCAATGCTTTTAAGTCCATGTTTTATCCCCGAATTTCTTATAATATATTTATGTTCACTTAGGCACACAGTTAGGAACTGTTTTGCCGCCCTTTTTCTTTGTACCGACCATTTTATGACTGTCCCAGCATGGATCTTTATCTTCTCCAATACCTTTGTCAATCCCTCGACTGGCAACTCCGCCTTTCTTTCTTTTAGCAGCTAGTTCTTCTATACCATGACGAATTTGTTCAAGGTTCTGTGCTAGACCCATAAACATACCACCCTTGTGTAATTGTGTAATTCGTTCCCATGCTACTAAGTCGTCACTGTCTGCTAATTCGGCTAATTCTTTTAGTTGAGCACGAGCCGACATAATACGACCTTTTAGAGTCATAGGATTAGCTTTCTCGTGTCCGTAAATCTCTGGGTTGTTTGGATCAGTCGGATCCATGGCGATTGGCGCTTCTTGCAAGTCACCTGCTTGTTGCTTATATGCTATAGCAGCTTCTATTTCTTCTGGACTTAGCTTAGGTGCAAATCCTTTATATGTACCAGCCTTCATTTGCTGCAATACTATCATTTTTAGATTAGTGCCGCGAGGGCCTGCTGGGGCAGCTGGCGCAACGGGATCCGTAACTTGTGGCTCAATTGGTTTACCAGTTAGTCGATTAATTCCAGACGCAGGTTGTTCACCGCCCGTTACTCGTTCTATAACACGTTCTGCTAATTGGCGGGCACGATCTTTATGTCGTACAGCACCCTCGGCAAATTCTGTTTCTACAGTTTTAAAATATTTGCCAATCATACTTGGCTTTGCATCTTTAGCTACATTGAGTACTGGGTTAGTAATAGTTGTTCTAGCAACTTCCGGTGTATAATGATTCATTGCCATTGATTCGGCAGTAGTTAATCGATTCAACGGACTTTTGCTTTCGTTAACAACACGAATAAATTTAGCCATGCTGTCAACACCTTCTACAGGCTTTGAAGCAGCTCCGTCCATTGCCTGTAGAATTTTCTTCATGTCCATTGGTTAACCCTTTAGACGACCGTCTTTCTCTGCTGACTTTAACATAGCCGCACGATCAGCATAGCTTCCACGCTTAACATCTTTAGCAGCAGTCTTCTCACCTTTAGTAGGATTTTTAACATGCTTTAGTGGATCAAACTTATCGCCTTCCATCACACTTCCGCATTCTTTTAATCCGTGTACTGGGCAAGACTTGCCTTTGGCAGTGTGATTACATTTGTCAGCAGCTTCTTTTACTTTAGCAAAAGGATTTACACCTTTCTTCGGTCCTGCTTTCTTGTCAGCAACTGCCTTCTTCATCGGCTCTTTCTTGTTGCCATCCTTGTCCATGTCTAAGAAGTCTGGCTTATTGCCTTCTTTAACTGCAATAGGTTTACCGTCAGCGCCAGCAACTTCGCCTTTATCTAAACTTACACGATCCATTTGCTTTTTAATACGAGCTTCTAGAGCTGCTTTGCCTTCTGGACTTTGATACTTAGGATCTTTGCGTAGAGCAATTAGTTGTTGTAGTTGTGGACTTTTCTTTGCAAGTGCAGCTTCGTCGTTTCCGAACATGCCTTCTTTAACTTTTTTATCTCTGTTATCAAATTTCTCGCTGTCTTTCATTCCCCATGTACCAGTTTTAGATTGTTTTAGTTTAGGGGCTTGTGCTTTCTTTTCAGCAGCACTTTGCGTTTTGGCATGACTCTTTTTGCCTTTGCCGGACTTGTCGTCAGCTTCTCCGTCGTCTTTGTAATCAGTATTTTTATGTACTACACCAGTATCAGTCTTGGTTACTACACCAGTACGAGTTTTCTTAGTATCACCGACTTTAGACTTATCGTCAAATGCTTCGTCTAAATCTTTTTGATTTTTTTCTTTAAGTTTTTCTAACTTGACTTTTGCTTCAGTTAATTTTTTTCTAAATTCTTTACGTACAGATTCTGAATACATATCAGAATTTTCAATCTTATCACCGTAGCTGCTAAATTTCATTTCGTACTCCAAATAGTGATAGACTGATGCAACGTAATCTGCAGATTTAGTAATCTTAGCCTGTACCCATCCTTCTAGCTGATCCCCGTCGTGGATCATTTTAAACAATTTCATACTGTAGTTTGCCAACTTGTACAAGTCGGCACGAGCCATTGCGGCTTCGTTATCATCTGGTCTATTCATATTCATTCCTGGCATAGTAAACTCCGTTATTCTAATATTTATCGTTTGATGGCGCTGCCGCCAAAAAGACTAGCACCTTTTAGCTCATGAGCACCTTTTGCTGTGCCATTTGCATTTTTTTGCTGTACTACTTTAGGTTGGGGTGGTGATTTAGTGCCACTTTTACCACCCCACGGATCACCTAAGTAGCTTTTCTTACCACGGGCTTTTCCGGGACTAATATGCGGATTTACTACAGTTCCGATATTAGCAGTGCTAGTAGCACCAGCTGTGGCAGATTCATCTAATATTATTTCACGTATTTTCATTTATTTGCCTTGTTTAATCATCTGCGTAACTGCATCTCTAGCAGCCTGCATAGCTTGATTAGGATTAGTCGGAAATTTTTTATGCATTAGTTGGACTGTTTCTCTCCACTTAGGATGACCGTAAAGTTGTGAAGGCCTAATTTCACCTGGTGCAAATTCTTGAGGTTTCATTCCAGCAGTTGCTTGCGTATCTTTTGCAATTTGTTGTTGTATTGTTAGTTGTTGTTCACTTAGCAATTCTGATATTAACATCTTATTAACCCTCAAATAAATCTAATGCAATGTTCCAATGCTTAACACGATCTTCCATACCAATAGTACCGCCGTTAATTCTTTTACTTAACAAGACAATGTCTCCGCTATCACAGATTTGATTCAATCCATTTTTACGCCAGAACCAGCAGGCACTAAGAGTAGCATATGCTGGTTGTCTTAATAACTCTGGATTCTCCACTAGGCAATCGTCACCGAACAACTCTCTGCTGCAACGTGTGTAATTGTCACGACCAGTAATTTGTAGTATGCCACGACCGCGGAACTTCCAACCATCACCGCTTTGTTCGTTGCCGTTGGCCATACGACTAGCATATATACGGTTGGCAATCATTTCGGGTTTGCGTTCGTATTGTTTGGCTAATTCATCTGTTGGGAAGTATTTGCCAAATAAACCACGTAGCCCTTTAGCACCGTAATTTAAATTTTCTTGTAGCACAGTAAAGTCTAAACTTTCATGCTGGCACTGCGCAATAAATCCTGCTACACGAGCAGGTGTTGTAATTTCAAAAGCTGGAAAATGTTCAGCAAACGCATCATACCACATTTGTGGATTTTTATTTTTATGAATACATTCTGCTAATTTTTCTGGTGTAAAATCAAATTCAAAACTCATTTCTTTCTCCCTGATTTCATGTTAGCTAGCCAATGTGCTAGTTGCCCTTTTCTGCCACCCTGTTTGGCAGTCTTTCTTAATGAACTAACTGATGCCTTGGTATTAATACCGTGGCGTTTACTGTCGCCTTTATCTTGTGGATTCTTGCCATCGGCAAAGTTTTCCTCTAAGTCAACAGCAGTATCTTTAAAAAATTCTGGATATGTTTTATTGAATTGTCGCATCACTATAGCTGCCTGTGCATTGGCTTCGTTTTCTATTTTACTACCAGTGCCGCCACTATCTTTATCCAATCTATTTTCTTCATTTTGTTTAAAATGTATTAGCTCGTGTGCTAATGTTCTTAATATATCTAACGTGTGTCTATTTGCTATTGCAAGATAAATTATCTGTTTAGAATCGTTGTACATGCCAAATGTTGGCTGCTCGTGATCAGTAATAATTTTTTCTAATTTAATTTTAGGCAATTTAGTCAATGACAAGTTCTTCATAACTAACGGAAGAAATTTTCTAAACGCTATCATTAACTGAGGTTCATTATCTGTATTTTCACTAACTCCGCTATATCCTGCATCTACTCCGTAACTACCGCCTGGCCCGGGACCAGCAATGGGTTTCTTAGGTGTAATATATGCCTTGGGCTTTTTGTTATACTTCTTAGCCTTAAGACCTTTCTTATGTTCTAACAGTTCACGCAGGTTCATCGAGGCTTCTCCCCAGTCATATAGGGCAAACTAAACCATAACTTAAACCACTCAGGATCTCCTGCATGAATATTGTTCTTACGCATATATTCTGCTTTACTAGTTCCCTCTTTACTGATAGTTTCTCCATAGCTTCCAGTCTGCGATGCTCGATATTCTTGCAATCTTGCTGCACCACCTAGCCCGCCTAGCCCACTAAGTGCTTTCAACTCGTGAATAGGATCATCCGGCGCAAGATAGCAATCTTCGTTACTGTCTTGAGTTAGATCAGCTGCTGTGATGCGATACTGTTTCATTTTAATGTGGCCTTGAGCATCCATCCGTGCTTACGATGCGCATCCATCCGTCCTGCAACAAAGTCACTAAACCCGTGCTCTCCAGATTGCTCACTTAGATCAAACACCATCTTTAAAAGTTTAACCATTTTTTCGTTATCATTTAACAATTCAATAACCATTTGTTTACTATCTAATATATCATTTTCGTCATCGATTTGTGTTAGCATACTAAAACGCTGTAAGCTGCCAGGTGCGTAGGCGTCCATGCCTCTTAATTGTTCAGCAAATGTATCTATACTTTCGTACACTTCTTCGTAGATTTTTCCAAATAGCGAATGAAACGATTCAAAGAACATACCCTCAACGTTCCAATGAAAGTTCTGCGCTTTTAAGAAAAAACTAAACTCGCTGGCAAATGCTACCCTTGCTGCCTTTTGTAATTCTTCCATTATTCTTTATCCTTAATTCTTCTTACGCCAGTGCCTTCATCATACTTTGGCATCGGTCTTTGTCCAGGACGACCTTTAACGCCACGCTTCTCAGTACTTGGTGGCTTTGTGTCGGGAACAATGTCACCCTTATTTCTATATGGCTGCGGAGCCTTTTTAGGATTACGAACATCGATAGGAGCCTGTGCCACTACGATAGGAGCACCTTCCGCCACACCTTGCTCAGGTTCTTTAACTTTTTTCTTAGCTGGTTTTGCTGCTGCTTTCTCAACATGTGGCATTAGATAATGTTTTACTACATCAAAAAATGCATTGCCGCCAACTGGCGTATCTGCATCCACGCCTGCCGCTTGACTAAACGCTTGTCTATCATCTGCTTGAACAGCAGCGCGAAGTGCTGTAGCTGAACTTAATCGGGGAGTTGGCTTTTGATCAATATTTTTAAAATTATAAAAACCATGACTGCCTTCTTTACCGTTATACTGAATTAATGTTTTTGTAACCCAATCTTCATCTGTATATACATTTAGCACAGCATCACCGTATTCATTATATACTTTGCTGGCCAAGGTAAGCCAACTTTGTTCAGCAACAATGTGTCCTTTAATTTCAGGATATACCGCTTGCATAGCCTTGACTTTTACATCATACGGTAGTGGATCTTTAGGTCCTTGTGTACTTTGATTCGTACCAACGAACCACTGATCGTTCTCAGCAGCCATTTCCCAAGCAGCTTTATGTCCTTGGTGCGGAGGATTAAACCGGCCAAATATAATGCCGACTGAGTCATTCTTTGATTCAAAAAGTTGTCTAAGTAACATATTAATCCTCGTCGTACTTGCCGTCTTCAATGTACTTAGTTTCTTCTTCATGCATTGCTTTGCATAAATCTTCACACATTTCTTTAGTTAGTTTTGGTTCTAATCCTTCTACGGGAAATTTTTGTTGATATTGTTCATAGGCACGAGTAATTAATGATTCGAATGCTCGCGGATTGACCATCTTTCCTGCTTCGACATATTTTTTAAATTTATGTATAACTGGAAAGTATTCTTTACGATAAAAGGTAGGATCGTTATGCATGAAGCACATGAGATCGTCTTTTAGATCGTATCCTAGTTGTTTGTTTCCCTCTGCGGGTAAAAGTTCATGTATTTGCATAAGTCAAAAGAAATCCCTTGTTTCTTATATTTATCGAAACAAGGGATCCGCTTATGCTTTAATTACTGACTCTATTTTCGCTATATCGCTACCTAAAAACACCCTTACCATGGTTAAATTACTTTCACCTTTGACATAAAAGTAACTACCACCCCAACTTGAAGACCTACCTAAATCTCGTATTAATTTTTTAGATAATCTTATTTTTTTATTATTTTCAGCCCACTTTAAAAAATTATTGTACTCTTGGCGTGTCCTGCCCATGTGTATCTTATAATCAAAGTCTAATTTTTTAACAATAACACTATTACTTACTAAGTCGGGATTATTTTTATTGGGAATACTAACATACTTTACTCTATTAGCATCTAATGCTGATAAACTTTCTAAATGCTGTGTATTATTTGTATAGATGTTAATTAATGGATGTTCTACACGTAATTCGTAATCTACTAACGTCTTCATTGATGTGTGAAGATTACGACAGTATTCCTCATCGTCGGGCCCTTTAATCTTGATCCATGCAGCTGGATTCTTTGTTTGAGATAACTCATTAAGTTTTAACAGTACATGATCAAGATCGTTACCTCTAAACCAGTTGGCAACAGGACAAACAAGTACAATTTTATATTTGTACTTGTTCATAAAAAGACTTACTGTGTCTTTAATCCTGACTGATTTGGGCAGCTTCACTTAGCGGAATCCTTGCTACTTTAGGCTTAGGTACTAGTAAAATTGCATCGTTTTCAACAACAATGCTCAATGACCCGCCATTCTTCAAATCACCAAATAGCATTAGCTTAGCCAGTGGTCGTTTAATTTCTTTATCGATTACACGTTGTAATGGCCTTGCACCCATTTTAGCATCGAACCCTTTTTCAATTAACCAGTCGATTGCGTCATCACTGATCTTAATACGAATAGACTTTTCTTTAATCTGTTCTTTAAGTTCAACCATAAACTTACCAACAATTTTAATCATTGTTTCTTTAGATAGTTTACCAAATGTAACAACAGCATCTAAACGATTACGGAACTCAGGAGCAAAGAATTTCTTCAGTGCATCGTCGCTGTACTTCTTTTCTTGACTACCGAAGCCGATGGCATTTTTGTCTGCATCATTTGCACCGGCGTTTGTAGTAATAATAAGGATTAAGTTACGGCAATCTGCTTGTTTTCCATTTGAACCAGTGATAAAACCATTGTCCATCATTTGCAAGAGGATAGTTGAAACATCAGGATGTGATTTTTCAATCTCGTCTAGTAACAAAACACAGTTAGGTGTTTCTTGAATCTTAGTGATCAACAAGCCTGCATTTTCTTCAAAGCCAACATAACCCGGAGGGCTACCGATTAACTTAGACACTGAGTGTTTTTCTTGATACTCTGACATGTCGAAGCGTACAAGTTTAGTGCCCAAGTGTTTAGCCAGTGCTTTGGCTGTTTCAGTTTTACCTGTACCAGTTGGTCCCATGAATACAAAGCTACCGACTGGTCTGTTATCGGCCTTTAGTCCGGCACGACTGACAAGAATCTTATCAACAATTTCTGTAATAGCTGTGTCTTGCCCATATACTTCTTGTTGTAACTGACTTTCAAGGGCCGCTAAGTTGCCAGACTCTTGTTCTGCAATTACTTCAGCTGGCATCTGAATCATTTTACTAAGTTCAAACTGGATACTAGCTTCGTCAACAATCCGATCATCTGCTAATTTTAAATTAAAACGTGAGCAAGCACAGTCGATCAAATCAATGGCCTTATCCGGCAACTTCTTATCTGCTTGATACTTCACTGACAATTTAATTGCTGATTGTAGTGCATCTTCTTTAATTTTAACTTTGTGATGTTGCTCGTAGTATTTTTTAATACCTTTAAGAATTTGCAACGTCATTTCTTGCGTTGGCTCATCGACCGTAATACGCTGGAATCTGCGCATCAAGGCACGATCCTTTTCAAAGTGCTTACGGTATTCTTCCCACGTAGTTGAAGCAATGACTTTAATATTGCCTTTGCTTAGTGCAGGCTTCATCATGTTGGCAAGATCGTTAGCTGAGTTATTAGCTGAACCAGCACCGCTGATCATGTGCGCTTCGTCAATGAACAACACTGTCTTGCCTTTTTTGCTAAGACCTTTTAGTACTGCCTTAAAGCGTTCTTCAAAGTCGCCGCGATATTTACTACCGGCCAACATGGCACTAATGTCTAAATTATATACTGCATAGTCTTTGAGGAAATCCGGAACAGCACCGTTTACAATATTGTAAGCTAAACCTTCAGCAATAGCCGTTTTACCTACACCCGGATCACCTACTAGGATAACGTTACTTTTGCTACGACGACCCAATGCCAGTGCAATATTTTCTAATTCGTCAACCCGACCAATAACTGGATCAACTTTACCTTTCTTAACTGAGTCGTTTAGATTAGTAGTAAACGATTTTAGTGCTCGATCTGATTGGTTATCTCTAGGATCTTCTTCGTCGACAGTTTCTACTTCATTGTTTAGATAATCAGAAAACTTTTCTTTTTCGATGTTAGCTTGAGCAATATAATAGTTACTCCAGCTGCGTTTTTCGCTCATCATGGCAAGGAACACGTCAGTGGGTTCAATGCGTTGACGTCCGTTGAACAAGACCTGTGTAAATGCACGGTTAAGTACACGCTCAACTGTTTGAGTTTTACGGGGTTTAACTTCAATATCGGTTACGCCGCTAATGATTTCGTCGCATTTTGTTTTAAGATAATGCTCGAGATTCTTTTTAATGTAGTCGGGATCAGCACCGTAACCTTGAATACAATTAGTAAAAGATTCTTCACATAGCATGGCAAAAAGCAAGTGCTCTATAGTAAGATACTCATGCCGCAGTTTCTTAGCTACATCGATTGCTTTTTCGAATACTAATTGTAATTCATTACTTGGTTCTACCATTACGTTTCCTTTGTTTTTTAACTGCTAAATCTAATTTAAGTTTACTTATTTTTGATGTAAAACATACACCATTTAAGTGGTCGTACTCGTGTTGAAAGCATCTAGCATCTACACCATCAAATCTTATTATACACAGATTTTTATCTCTGTCAAAGAATTCGGCAACTAAGTGATAGGGACGTTTTACTTGAAAGAACAATCCAGGAAAACTTAAACAACCTTCTTCGCCTGATTCTTGTTCGTCACTGACAGCAAGAATTTTAGGATTAAAAACAGCAAATGGTTCAGTGACGCCGCTTAAATTTCTAGTCATTATAGCAAACACTCTAGTTTCTATTCCTGCTTGGTTAGCAGCAAGTCCTATGCCGTTGTGTTCCCACATTAACTTTACTAGTTGCTCTTCGAGTAGTTTTGGATCCATTACTGGATCGTCCCAGTTAAATTCTGGAAGTTGATTATTTAGTATTGGGTTTGGATAGGTTATTAAGTTCAGCATGAATATTTTCTAATTGTGATTTTAACATTGTATCAGTTATTGCTGGAATGTTAACTTTGATGTGAATAATTAAATTTCCTCTGTAACCACTATTAATATTTCTAAAACCTAATCCTTTAGAAAGAAATTCGCTACCTGGTTGTACTCCCGGTTCTAAATTTATTCTAATTCCGTTGTCGTCTAGTGACGTAACTATTTTGCTACATCCTAGCATGGCTTCTATAGGATTAATAGTTAAGAATGCAATAAGGTCATCTCCTCGACGACTAAAGTCGGG